TTATCAAGTGGTTAGTCTCCTTGCTTCCTCGGGGTCCTCTAATATGTCTCTAACTTGCTGGATGGCGTCATCTGCCTCTAGGGGGATGATACGCCGATAAACCACATACAGTAGATGCTCAGCCTCCTCAGGAGTCAGGGGCTTGCCCCGCTCCCCTACTACTACCAGCACCGCTAAGGCCCATGTCAAATGTATGGTTTTACCCCTTCCTACTCAAATCCCAATATATCAACCATATCCTTGAGATCTCCCACGTAGCCGTAAGATCGGGATTTGGGAGCTGAGCTGGGAGTGCCGCTAGTAGCTCCTGCTGTTTGGCGAGTTACCTGTTTGCGTTCTCGGTCCTCCTGTTGCTGTCTAGTCGGGGGCTTAGAGCTAGTCTCAGACTGCATCAACCTGTAAGCATCTCGGAAACTAAGGTGGTAGAGGACACCGCCCTTGTTGGCCATATCCAGGTACTCGGAGTTACGTTCGTTCATGAAGTCGATAACCTTCTGGGCCTCTTTAACAGCGGGGTCATCATTGAATCTGCGGTCATCAGGAGCATATTTGAAGCGCTCTAATCTGCCCTCCCGCTGGAGTGACCCAATGTCTCTACGGATATCACGGTTCTCTTTATCGGAGAACTCCTGGGCAGCCTTGTTTTGCTGCTCCTGAAAGTACTGAGTTTGGAGCTGCTGGGCTTTTAGCTCTTGCCCTGCTATGGCTTGGCTGAATAACAACTCGTCCCGCTTTGTGGCAAACTCAAAGTCATCCGGTAACTGACCAGCAGCCTTGACCGAATAGGTTTTACCGTCCTTGCCTCTAACCGATAGGGCTGGTAGGTGTTCTACTACATACTGTAGATCTGGGGAGAGGTTAGTTGGCTCGGTATCTTTAGGCGGAGGCTCGGGTTCTGACTCGTCGTCACCTTCGTCTGCTAGATAACCGGAGGAGTCTGACCCATTTTGCCCTGAATCGTCTGACGGATCTTTACTATCTCCTCCTGAGTTGCCTTCAGGTCCTCCCTGAGGCTGGCCCTCTCCGTCTCCTCTAGCGGAGTCGCTATTAGCTCCTGAATCAGTCTGGCCGTCTGTTCGTGTCTTTCCAGTATCTGTGGCAGACTCAGCTCCTGAGCCATCGTTGTTCCCTGTGGTCCCTTCTGCGTTATCTAATAAAGTTTCGGCTTGGTTGGCTAAACTCTCTGGGTTCATGAACTTATTATACTACGGGCATGGAGGTTGGGTTAGCTGGGGTGGGGAGGTTCGGTGGGGCTTGGGTGCCGTTCATAATATTTTGGATACCCGGTGCTCCACCTGGAGGTGGGGCTGGGGGCTGACCTAGTGGACCAGGAGGGGGCACTGGACCCCCTGCTCCAGGCGGGCCTCCTGGTCCACCTCCCATGGGGTTCACGCCTGGGGGAGCCATAACACCAGGTGTTACACCTGGAGGGGTGGCTATGCCCATAGTTGGCCCCCCAGGCCCAGCGGGGCCTCCTGGGCCCATAGGCGGCTGCGTAGGTTGCGGAGGGTTGCTAGGTAGTAACGCCTCGGCTCCCATCTGGCTCATCTGGTCGAGGTCAGTTCTAAGCTGGAGGGAGTTAACTTCTTTGGTGACAAGATCCATCATAGCCTTAAAGATCTTCTTGCTCTTTTTGGCCTTGTCGAGGAACTCCTCGGTTATCATTTGCTTACGGTGGGCCAAGATGTGGTTAATAGTCGCATCTTCTTTCGGTTCGACCTTACGTCCGTCCATAATCTGGACGTACTCGATGTAGGCTTCGGTGTCGTCTAACTGGGATAGTGCGTCTCTGGCTAGGCTCATGGGGTCAGTTTTGTACTTGGCCCAGTTGTCATATAGCTTCTGCGGGTTGGGCATATGCAGACCCTTGTAGACATCTAAGGGAGAAAGCAGACCGTCCTTGACGAGGTTGAGAGTGATTGCCTCCTCACGGGACTTGTCGTAAGGAAGGCTAGAACCGGCTTTAACCCTGACACTGGCTCCGGGCTCAATAGAGTGGCGGTGCATCACGATGTAGTCGAATTGACCGTCGCCGTCACTCATGGTCATGTAATGTTTCTCGGTGTAGTGCACCACCATCATCTGGGCCACGAACTCATAAGCGAGGCTGGCGGCCTTATCCACACATCTAACAATTAAGTCTTGCCGACCCGAGGCCTGGTTCTTAATCATGATGGCCTGTCCCAGCGTGTCGGTCTGGTTGTTCTCGCTACCGGCGAACTGGCTCGGAACTCCCATAATGTCACCGATAGTGGTCCTAAGGTCCTGCTTGTCCTCCACCACGTAGCTAGGGAGATCCCGCCCCTCGATATTGGCTACCATCGAGGAAATAGGTTGCCCGTTGGTGTCAATCACCAGTTTTTGGTTGGGGTCGCCGGTAAGGTTCTCCGCATCGTCCACGGAGATCGCATCACTCGATAGGACCATAAACCCGTTAGCGGTGTCGGCGTTCTCCATAATCTGCCTGCCACGCTTGTTGAGGACTTCCTGAATCCAAGAAGCTTGCTCCAAAACCGTAGTGTGGTCCACTAAGTGCTGGCCATCGTTAATGTAGTTCAAAAACACAAATGGCTTACGAGGCATGTCAATAAAGTTGTCTTCTGGGCTACTCCACAACCAATTCGGGTCTTTGTACTTGGAAAGAACTAGTGAGCCGAAATATGACACACAGCCCTCTTGAGGCTGGCCTTTGACGTAATGAGTGACGTAAACCTGCCTCCAAGCGATAGTTTGGCTCATTTGCTTGTGAGTTTTGCGCTGGATGCCAATTTCCTTCAAAATGGCCTCTTCTTTGTCTGGGAAGTGGTAGATTAGCTCCTCAACGCTCCATTTGCGAATTAAACACACAAAAGCGGGGTTTTCACCCTGTTCGCAGTTCTTATCGAGGATAACGTGGTCAGGATTAACCGCGGAGACCCTAATTTCACCATTCCTGCCATAATCGGGGTCAAACCAGAAATATAAGATACCTACCCTCTTAATTAAGAGGTTGCGGATAGATTGTTCGAGTTTACGCTCTAGTTCCGCCTTCTGAGCCCAGCACAGTAGCCCCTTCTCTAAATGTGATGCCATGATGCGAGATTGGTCGGAATCAGTGGCTGGGTAGCACTCTGGTTGGGGTGGTTGGCTTGTCAGGTAGGCCACAATTGCTTCAGTGGACTTAAATACTTGATTTTCATTGTAAGGAATCTGGAATCGGTACAGTTGGCCCTCGTCTAACTGTTTTCCGAGGTAGACTTTAAGGTTTTTCTGCCGAATGGCTCGTAAATCATAACCTTTTGGCTCTTGCCAGTAGCCTTGGGAGTCCTCGATACGGTTATTTAGGTTCTGGATGATCTCTTTATCGGAGATGTCCAGATTCAAAGTAGGCAAAAGGTCGATCTGGCCTTGTACCTGTTCTAGATCATCAACCTTGCTGTCCAAATAGGGTTTGACGACTGATTCGTAGTTCAATTTTGGTAACTCCTATCTGTTGGAGACAAATAAGAGACCCCAAGTCGCGCTTTAGAGCCTCATTGCCATATTATACCGTATACAGAGTTACAACTAGGGCATTTCAGTTCGATCATTGGTACCCCGACTGGTATCTCCATGGGGCTAGGACTTCTAGTGTTAGCTACCATCAGGATTCTTCCTCTAGCTCTAGCAAGTAGTTTCCCGCACCGTATGCACCTGACATTAGGCAGAGGGTCCGTTTGGTCGAAGGTATCTTGGATGTTCTGGGCTGATAAAACTATTGAGACGAAGGTTGTACGCATGTGATGTATCCACTGGTTACCCAAGCTTCTCCGTACTCGATTCGACTGTGGAGTTGGCAGTAGGTACTCATATATATATGCCACTTCGGATGACGGGTTATCTGTATTGCCATGGTCGATTGTCCTTTTGCCCTTTTAAGACCTTTGAGAGGCCGTCAATATTGTACGAATAAGCCGTATTATCATGGGTAACGTCAGCTGACTGCCAATCTACAGTTAAAGTACCTGAGGGACGCTTAGGGTCAATTATAAACGCTCCCGTCTCGCGCATTAGACTAAGGGCGTAACTTGTAGCGTCGTAATCATGGTCGTCAGCCTTAGAATCAATTTCCTCTGGTATGGTATCGGAGTAAGGGAGCCCTGGGAGTGTACGAATCAAATTCCGACATTGCTCGTGAACCTGAAAATAAGGCGAGCCATCTGGTGACTCTGACAAGACTTGGTGCATGGTGGCCTGCCGGTTCATTCGGGCTCCTCGCGCTAGTGATTGTACTGGCCGCACAGGAAGCCGAAACTGAGGAGACGTGAATACCGAAGCCACCGTTTTATTGCCGAGATGGTGCTGGTAAGTGTCGTGGGGCATGGCGATCCATTCCACTTCTTCGTCTCGGAGAATTTCCTTAATTTGGGCAGCCCAACGCTCAGGGGTGGTTTCGGTTTGGTGTATTTCCCTGTAAGCGTACAAATGCCGCACACCAAACTCATTCTCGGGGGCCATAGCGATCCACGTCGCCACCGCTGGATCTCGCCAACCCCAGTCAAAACCCACGAACTTTCTGCAACTCCTGAGGTCTACCTGAGTAACAAATTGATCTCTAGTAAGAATATGCCTGGAGGGCTTCCATTCTCTGAATACCTGACCCTGGAAGGAATCCCAAGAACCATCGAGTAAGGCTGAGCGAAGGTTGTCGTCTTTAATAGCTTGGAGAGTTTGTCTATATGAGTTCTTAAAGCTTTCGATGGGGTGGTCATCGACTTTGGCAGGGATAAATTGTATTGTGCGACCCCCGAGTGTGGGGTATAAAGTCTCGGATTCCCCCACATCTATAAACCGCTCCTTTACCCAAGCGTGACCAATACCGCCAGGGTTAGTAGCGGCCATCACTCGACACCGCTGCCCCTCCTCGCTGGGTCTGACTCTAGTTTTCAGGTAGTCGTAGTCTTCCTCTATGAAGTGGGTTAACTCGTCTATTAACAGGACCTGAATCTGGGCTGACTGGTATCTGTATCGATCCGCCACCGCATCGAGGTAGGCCAGCTGGATAATACTACCGTTGGTGAACTTAAATCTCGACTCCTGGCCGTTATACGTGATCCTGACTTGTTTTTGTTTGTCAGGGAGGTTCTGGTAAGGGGAGATCTGCCGCATGATCTCCTCGTAAACAGACTGGCTAAGTTCCTTTAATGTCCGTCTGAAGATGTAGACGGAGGTGTTGTCTTGTTCAAGGGC